CGGAATGACTTTCTCGTTGATTACCCGGGTGGCATTGGCCGTCAATGGTGACGGCATTGACATGGTGCTACTATTGGTTGCCGCAACGGGCAGCGCAGCCATGCCAGCTATCATCGCAGCTATTGTGCGCGTTTTCGCTCTGCTGAGCACATAAGCGGGACCACCAACAACCTCAGGGCCATTTTCGCCAGCGATGCCAAATTTCCCGGATGGAATATACCCACCACTGTCATACATACCGGCGAAGCCAGGTGTTTTTGCTGGCTGACTCCAAGGTGTTGCTTGTCCTGGCGTAAAGTTTTTAGGTATATCAATTTTTCTGGTGAAATCGATTTTGCTGATGTTGTCGATCACCCACTTGATTCCATCCATCAACTTGTAAAGCGGGGTCAGCACAAAATTGATACCCCCAGCCAACGCCTCGCCGAAAACCTTACCTTTGGCTGCTGCACTGCTTAATTCTTCCGCTGTTGATTTCACCGGAGTCAGCAAATCGCCAAACAAAGAAAAAACCCACTTTACCGCTCTGCCTATGCCATCAAACAGTGGCGATAACGGTTCAAATAGCTGCTTTATCGGGCCAACAGCAGATGAAAATCCGCTAAATACACCAGACATAAATGCGCTTATTGGTGACCAGTATTTGTAAATTAATAATGCGCCGGCAGCGATAGCTGCTATTACCAAACCAATAGGATTGCTGACAGCTGCAACCCCCATCCTGATCAATCCGGACGTCACGCCACCTATTGCTGTTGTGAGAAATCCCGCTGCGGATGACAGCATTGGCAGGATCTTTATTCCGAGCGTAGACAAGATCATTTTATTTAATGCTATCGGACCAAGCAGCGCAGCAATGCCGAGTGAAAGTGTGCCAATTACAATGCTGGCTGCTGCCACTGCGGCTACTACTTTCATAATTCCAGCGGACAATGCAGGGTTTCTGTCAGACCAGCTTCCAAGCCGCTCAGATAATGCACCAATCCATTCGGTAATGCCTTTTACCTCAGGGGATATCGACTCACCAAACTTAACCAGAGCATTTGTGAATGTTCCTGTTGCTGCGTCCCAAAGGTTTTTCAATGTGCTGAGCTGTGCGTTAACACGGGTCTGTATATCCGCTTGTGCAGCCAGCTTTTTCTGCACATCAGCGTAACCATCAGCCCCTTTTTCTATCAGGATGTTTAGCACCTGAAGCGTTTCTGCATCATCGCCATATATTTCCTTGAGCACCTGAAGCCGTTTTTCAGTGTTCAGACGTTTAATTTTTGCGAGTTCAGCCATTAACTTATCAAGCCCTGCAAATTCTCCCTTTCCGTCAGTGAACTGTAGTTTTATCCCAGTGCCCTTTAATGATCCGGAATTGGCTGAATTAACCTTTTTGGTGTTCATCGACATCTGGAATACCTTTCGATATGCATTACCAGAAGCCTCTCCCGCCATGCCGGCTTGGTCAGCCATGACAACCAACGGCGCCAGAATTTTAGTTGCCTCAACACCTTTCTTTCTGAGCACAGACAGGGCAGGCGATAACTTGCCAAACGCTTGAAGCATATTCCCGCTATCAACACCCAGGTAATATGACCGCTGAATGATGTCCATCAATCCCATCATGTCTTTTTCGGCGGTTGACGTTGCGTCCTGTAGCTTGGATGCAAACAACGCCGCCTGGTCATACGGCATTTTCATCTGCACACCAAGGTATGCAGTTGCTTCTCCAAGCCCGCCAAGAATTGACTTGGCGCTCATGCCTTGTTGGATCAGCGTGCTCATCATGTCCTGAAAATCAGATGTCGTTCCTGGCAGGCGATTACCAAGTTGCGTTGCCAGCCTGTTGATATCTGAAAATTCTTTCCTGACCGAGCCGTCAGAGCCCATCATTGACACTTTAAGCGACGTCGCCGAGTCCTCTGCTTTTGCATACTCAATGATCGGCTTTGAAACCGCAGCGCCAGCGACCACCCCGGTCGCAACCATGCCTGCACCAGAGCCAGCAAACTTGCCTTGAAGTTCTTTTGTCTTGTTGTATTTCTCCGTCACGGCATTCAGTTTTTTCTGGCGTTCTGCCAGCTCAGACAGTTTTGCTTTTTGCGCTGTCAGTGACTCATTCGCTGATTTTGTGGCATTTCTTAATCGGGTTTGCTCAGAGGATAGGCTTCTGGTATCAATACCGGCTCCACGCAATGATTCACGCAGCCTTTGCTGTTGAATGCTTAATTCCTGCTCTCGCTGTTGCAGTTGTTTTACCGTGTCGCGAGCTGCCTGAAAATCCTTAACAAGCTGCTTACTGGGCGATGCCGTCGCCTTAATTTCTTTAGCCAATGCAGCTGCGTTTTGCTTTGCCGTTGTCATCTCATTGCTGGTTATAGCCGACGCCCTGGCTAAATCTCGCAACTTGTTTATTGCACCTTGCTGACCCTCTAGTGACTTTATCTCACCCTGAGTACGCTTTATCGCAGCGGCAAGCCCAGTCACTCCACGCGATGTAGCTCGCAGTGGCACGGTTATTTTATCTGCGTAACTGAGGATCACACTTAGCTGCAGTCTATTCATCGCCACCACTCCTTTTCACTGCCATCTCATGCCATTCAATCAGCTCTGAAATTGAAAAGGCCGCCATTTCTGACAGCGGCCAGTGGAACACAACGGCAATATCAGCCATTAGACTTTCTACTCGCTCAGGTAGGCCGCGCGCTCCGCCTTCGTCAGCAAAAAAGCGGCGATTTCCCCGCCAATTTGTGCGAAGTCGACAATGTCCATTTTTGATATTTCAGCTTCAGTCAGTGTTGGCGAACTAATGCGCGGCAGAACCCGACCAATAGCAATGACATCCAGTTGCAAAAGAGATGAAATGCCAATGCCACGCAGATCCCCAGCAGCTGGCTTGCGAAGAACAATCTCGGAAATTTCGTTATCGCCGCTTTGAATTGGTGTCTCAAGTTTGATTTTTTTGGTGATAGACATAAGAAGCTCCATGGGCAGCCCTCAGGCTGCCATTATTATTTTTGTTACAGACCGATCGCTTTTCGGTAGTCGGCCATCATGTCGGTACCGTCAACAATGTGGATCATATTGACGGTATCCACTTCAACGACTGTTGCGCCATCAACCATCACTTTGTAATAAGTGTTGGTCATAGACACTTTTGTCTGGCTGTTATCGCCAACCTTGAAGTTTCCGCCATCCAGCTCCTTGATACGCCCCCGGCTAACAATCTCAACGCGACTAACATCGCCAGTGTCATCCCGCTGGAAAGCGCCAGCAAAGCGCAGTGGAACGCCATCGTGTTTTGCGCTGGCGGACTGCTGCAGCAGTTTTAACTCAAAGCCACCGATGGTGAATTCAATTTCCAGTGCACCATCATCAAACCCAAGATCAATATCTGCGGTACCAGGCATCCCACCACCGCGGTATTTTTCAAATTTTCTGGTAAGTTTTGCAGGCGTGAACTCTTCAATGATGCCAATCCAATTTTCACCATCATTAAACAGGTTCATCTGCTTTAGTTTTTTAGGTAAGGCCATCGCTATTTACTCCATTAGCCGGTGATTGCGCTGGCAAAATCAGCCAGATAGGTATCTGTGATCCGCTGTTGGAACAGCAGGTTTTCTAGCGGAGGAACTGGGGTATAGTCGTAGTCGATATATAACTTGCCAGACTTCAGGGTTGTTTCGCTGTTTAGCTCTGTGTTGTACCAGGCATTACCATCAACGATGTATCCCTGCGCTTTCAGTTCACGGAATTTCGCATTAACACCTTCAACTATGTCACGCACCAGTGTCGGCGTGATTGGCTTATCTACCGCCCACATGTGCGCCTCTGCAATTGTGTCGGCCAACACTTGCGCAGTACGAGTGTAGTTTTCAAAACAGAACAGCGGATCGTCAGAACATGTACGAGATCCCCAGAATCGGAATCCTGACTGTTGGATCAGAGTGGTTACTTCATTTTCGTTCAAGTAGCCAGCGTCGGTTGATGGTAGCTGCAAGTCCCAGTAAACATCATTGGTAATGCCACTAACCCCATTCACCGCGACGTTAGACAGGGTTTTGTGCCAACCCACTTCTTCATCGAGTTTTGCACGTAATCCAATAGCGCGAGCTGTCGCAGCCGCAGTGACATTAGCGTTTGCAGTCGTATCCCAAGACACAAAATCAGGCCAAATAACCATGATTTCTCGCTGACCAAAATTATCGCGATATGTTGTCGCGGCCTCTTTCGTTTCACAGCCATACGCGCTGACGTATGCAAACGCTCGCAGTTTCTGCGCAATAGCAACCAATTCAGTAGCAACCGGCAAACTATCAAGACCAGGAACAGCCAAAATTCGTGGCTTAACACTGAGTGTTGATTGCGCAGAGAGTAGCGCTTTCATGCCAGTATATTTACCATCTGTCGTTGTTGTGCCAATGATGTTACTAACCGTTTGCGCTTCTGTTTCTCCGGTGGCCACACGAACAACAACGATGACCGGGCTTGCCTGGTCGGCAATAGCATCCAACGTTTTGGCCAGCGTTCCGTTCGTACCGGCTTTGCCGATCGCGGTGTTTACATTAGTTACAAGTACCGGTGTGTTTAGTGGGAACGCACTTACATCAGCATCATCCGCCGTGCAGACAATGCCGATGACCGCCGTCGATACGGTCCGGATAGTTCTAGTCCCTTCATTGATTTCAATTACCCGGACACCATGATGGTAATCTGTCGCCATAGCTATCTCCGCTGATGTGGTCATTCATAACCACATCAGCTTACGGGCGTCATTTTTGTCATCTATGGCTTTTGCGGTGTATTAGTCCTGTCACCACGGGCGGGATGGTTTTGAATAAATTAGGGTGTTTTTCAGCCAACCAACCAACGAGATGGCGTCTTGATGCCGTTCTTTTTGCATGACCCAATATCGATATCAGGCTCTGTGTTTTGCCTTTTCTGGCTGCTCTTCTGAAGGTTAACAGGCTGTGTCTTCTGATGAATCGCGTGCTTCGCCATGTTCTGTATCCAACGAAATTCACACCCCTTGATATCGGCGCAAGAGTCCACTTTGAAAGCTCCAAACCAAGATTGTCAGCAATGAATTGCACAATACTTTCCCTGTGCGACAACAAAACATCTCTTGGAAGACCAAATAAAATAAAGTCGTCAACATATCGGCAGTACAACTTAACCCTCAGCGTCCGCTTAATGAAATGGTCGAGCGGGTTTAGGTACATAGATGCAAATAACTGACTCAGTAGGTTCCCAATAGGAATACCCGTTTCCTCGGGCAGTTCGGTGAACTTAATCATGACATCAAGCAGTCGTTTATCCTTGATGTGTTTTGCCAGTATATCTCTGAGTATCTGACGGTTGATGCGGTAGAAGAATTTCCGGATATCGAGCTTCAGCGCATAACTTCCATCCGGCGATTTTCTGAGTGCGTTCTGCGCGTAATCGCTCGCCGCATGTGTTCCTTTTCCTGGTCTGCATGCATAGTTGTGATCAATCAGCTTGCGTTCAAGTATCGGCCTGATAATGCGATAAATGGCATGCTGAACGACAATATCACCAAACCACGGCGCACATATTTCGCGAGGCTTTGGCTCGTAAACCATAAATCGCTTATATGGACGCGGTTGATAGCATCCAGTGTGTATTTGTTTATGCAGGTAATACAGCCACGCACCAAGCCTGGTCTCGAACCGAATAGTGGCCCTGCGGTATCGTTTGCCGCTTCTTGCATCGATGTAGGCCTGGTAAAGGTTATCCATCGAGAAGCAGGATTCAAAAAGGTTTCCGTGTCGTTTCATAACGTTCCATTGAATTGCGGCTGACGTTCGCTTTCGCTACCAGAAAGCCGCACTAAGCAGATTTTGCCACAAGGCAGGATGGCTTATCCCTTTGCCTCCACTGTTCCTTTTCTGGATTTGAGGAGTGAGGCGAAGTCAGGGCGCGCGCCGATGTTGCTGTTGCGATTCGAGCGCGGATTATTCAAGTTGAGGGCGAACACGCCGGCACTGGCACCGTTGTTCCAGTTGCCGCCGGCGATGGGCAAGCCCAGTAAACATTTTGGTAAACCACCCTTATTTCTAAGACTCTCGCTGTGATTTTATCCAGCCGCCAATCATGCGGCCAAGCTCGTCACACATCCGGCTGATAGTCAGCCAGCGTCGCTGCTCGCGCTGCGAGCTTTCGCTGTCTTGGCTTCCCGTTTTGCACTTGAAATAACCTAGCTCATACGCCAGATACAACTGCATTCGCAGCTGCTCATGCGCAATATCCAGCTCGGTGAGCGTTGTCTTTTTGTGATAACGCTTCTGACCTTCAATAATGAGCCTGAACACTTGGTAAAGATCGTTTTTTATCGTGTTTACCAGGGCGTATTTTTCATGCTTTGGAAAGTGAAGAAGATAGACATTCAGCTGCTTCGCCACTTCCACATACTTCCGGATTAGCTGAGAACTCGGATCTATCACAATCAATATCTCAAAAGGCCCGCACTACCGCGCGGGCTTACAGGGCTACAACACAAAGGCAGGGCGCGCGCCGATGATGCCGCCGCGATTCGAGCGCGGATCAGACAAGCTGAGGGCGAACACGCCGGCACTGGCACCGTAGTACCAGCCGCCGCCGGCGATGGGCAAGCGTTCGCCATAGTTGCGCATATAGATAGCGTCACTGCCATAGCCTGTGGCGTGCGGGTACAATCCAAGCGCCTTCAGAATAGCCGGTGCAGTTAGCCCCGCTTTAACTTTTGACGCTTCAAATGTCTGCGTGTTGTACTGATAGTTATTGGTGCTGTCATCAACTGGACCTTGGCGGTTGGCAATGACATTGCTCAGCGTGAATGCACCTAGTGAGCCCGCTCCTGATGTTGCAACGGCATCAGAATCGAATTTGGCAGTGCCGGCACTACCAGGTAGAACCAGAGAGCCATCAGTCATGCTGATAGCGCGCCAGTCAGCTGATGCTGAAGATAGATCCGCTGTGGCCAACGCCGCATCATTGTTTGCCAACACTTGAATTTCGCCGTTATTCAGACGCAAACCAGACGCCCACTCCCAAACGTTACCTGCGAGATCGGCGATACCCGCAAAATCGTTATTGTGTCGCCAGCTGGCTGGGCCAGTCCCGGTCAGTGTGCGTGGCGTGCCGGCAGTATCGCCTGGAGAGCCACCATCAGCGCGCGTGCCAGTTTCATAGGTCGCATCAGAGCTGCGGCCATAGTTTGAGTTGCCTCGAGGCAGGAAGCCGTTTTTCAGACACCATAATTTAATGGCCGCCCATTCTGCGTTGGTCATCAGATGCCAGCCAGCGCCTTTGTTGCGGCAGTAAGTGACCGCCTCATCGAATGTCATGCTGTTTGCTGGGTCTTGACCAGGCAGGGAGCACAGGTTTCCATCATGTACTCGCCCCGCGTACTGGCCAATCCAAATCTCAGACTTCTCAACACCACCAACGATGAACGCAGGATGCACACCAGTGCCAAGTGATGCATCGATATCTTCCAGGCGGAACTTTGGCACGCGAACCATGTAGGATGGATAGCCTTTGTCGTCATACATGATGGTAACTTTGCCGCCCGTCGCGCCTTCGACCGCCTGACGAGCCGTGTCTTTAATGGAAATAATCAGTCCAGCCATGATTTACTCCTGGTTATAGTCAAAAAATGTAGTGCCTTCAGGCAGCGCCCATAGGGTCACAGATACTTGGTTCAGCGCCAGCGGCTGACGCTCCGCCGGGATAATTTCAACGTGGTTGTTGTCGCCGTCATTGCCGTAAATCGGATCTGAATATTCGATTGGTGGCAGCGAAATATTTGCAGCAAACCAGTCAGTTTTTTCTCTGGTGACGCCACTTTCTGACAGATACAAGTCAATCACCACCGTGACATCCTTGCGTTCTGCATCCAGGTCAACAAGTAGACTGCCGACATGCAGCGTGTTGCCATTTAACTCCAAGGGGATATAGCTCCCCTCATTTATTCGGTTGATAGCGATATCCATTGAATGCCTCACGCATAGTTAATATTGAGCAGAGACCAGCGAATTTTGACGTTATCAGCGCTGCCAGTTATCTGCAGGCTGCACCCGTTCGCGGTCTTGCTGGTCATTTCGATATTTCCCACGGCAGCTTTATCTGTCGCTGATTCGACGGTAAAAACCACGTCGTAATCAGACGAGCTCTGCAATGGGAATGGGAATGGGATATATAGCGTTTGCTGGGTGGTAATAAGAAACCCACTGATACCCTGGATAGTTCTGCGATCAACCAGCGTCACATTACGGCAATCGACGGCTGTATCATTTGCGGCTACACGCACCTCATACAGCAACAAACCGTAATCAGGCACAGTAGTAGCTAGCAGAACCCGATAAACCCCGTCTGATTTCACCAGGTAGGCATACAGAACCAGCGTGTCAGTTATGCTGGTGTTAGTTGGCACTGTTACATGGTAGTCATCGTCAGCGAGCTGAACGCGCTTACCGTCCGTCCAGGCAATTGAGGTACCGCTAGCCACCGTTCCAGTTTGACTCAGGTGTAATGCGCGAATTTCTGACGCTTTTGATAGCGCAAAGCCTTGCACAACCCACTTGTTCTTGAGTGTTGCAGTCCCTTGCGCAAAGACACGCTTGCGAATGTTTTCGATAGATTTGGCTAGCAGCCCAGTGTTTTCCATCGCCTGCATGGATAGCGCCAGAAGAGCGTTTTGTGCTTGCTCGTCAATGCCATCTTCAATGCTGGATATTTTGTTGGCTTGACTGTCTGATTGCTCTTTCAGCCACTTAGTTCGATTGGCCAGCTGTTTCGCCTGGGTGTTGCTGATACCGTTCGGACCACCCATAACCGGGTCGGTGGTCTCTATCTGGTAAATGCCGTATACCCAACTGGCGGATTCCGATAGGTTCGCCATGTATCCCCCTTGTTAGAAAATGATTGTCCAGGTGCCTGATAGGCTCAGGTCATCAGATTTTTCAATGACGCCGCGAACCTTGCGGCTAAACAGTGAACCATCCGAACACAGCAACCCGAACTCACGGATTGATTTGCCGTTGGCCTCACTTTCTGCCAGAGAAAACGAGAATGTCACTTGCCCGGCAGATGGAAAGCTGATTGCACCGACGGACTTGATATAAGCGCCGCTTAGGGCCGTGTCGTCCGGCGTTGGGCCTGCGCTGCCAGTACCAAACCCAATGCGATTGATAGTTTTTCCGGTGCCTTGGCCGGCTATGAGTTTTGCCAGTGCATCGCGTGCGACATTCATGATCATGTTGTGTTCGGTGATAGTCTCCGGTGCATGGCCACGACGCTGGATAACCAGCGTCAGCTCACCGCGTAATAGCTGGGTGTCTTGTAATTTCACAGCGTGTTCTCCGTTGTTGAGATTTCGCCCTGGTAGGTAATGTCGGGCTGGTAGTTTCTGGCGGCGTTATATTTAAACGAGCCATCAAATGCGTCGGTCATGTGGTGCAGCTTGCCGTTATAACGGCGATGTCTGGTGAGTGTTAGCGTCAGTGGCGCTTCGGAGGCGACCGTGCGGGCGTTTCCGTAGTCAAAGCCGGAGTAAACAAACATGCCGTTGTGGTTTGGTTGTATCGCTACACGGTCAGAGCCAAGTGAAATTCCGGCAGTAAAATCTCCGTCATCCCATGCGTTGCTGTGTTGTTCGCCGGTAACAATGAAGCCTGAATGTTGGCGCTGGCCACCAAACAACAATGTTCCGTTTTGCAGCAAATCTTGTGCTTGGCTGTAAGTGATCGCGCCATCGTAGCGGCGACCAGCAGGGCGAACATCACTGATTTTTGGTGAGGCAGTGGCATGAGCTACCTCTGTCACTGACGCTTTGTCTGATATGGCTGCGGAGTATTGCGTACCCACCAACTCACAGCGGGCAGGCGCGGTGCGCTCAAGGATGCGACGCAGTCGCAGCGTGTCTGCCGCTGAGACGCAATTGCTTTCACCCAGGTCAACATCGATGCGATACATTGCCCATCGACCACCAGAGGCGTGAGATTCTGAGCTGTCGTAAAGCGTGGCACCGTTAAACATGACCGGCGGCAGGCCTTCTGTAATTTTTGCGTTGGCATAGCCTGCATTGGCCAGCGCTTGCTTGATGCTGGCAACGGTACCGCGCTGGCGGTGAATGCGGATGGCAGATGCACAGGCCTCGCGACGCTGCTGTTCGGTCATTTCGCTAGACCAATCATCAACACCCAGCGACCAGGCGAGAACGCCAAGCAGATCGGCCCTGCATTTCCATGGATTGAACACATCACGATGAATGAGATCGCTTTCAAGTCGCTTTTCTGCAACCTCATCCAGCGCCTTTTCAAGCGGTGTAATGCTTGGCGGCAGAATGCTACTCATAGGCAACCCCTAGCGTCAGCTGATACAGCGACGGGTATTGGTCGCGCGTAGCAATGATGTCGGTAGCCGGTAAGCGCAAATCAACGCGGTTCACGCCTGATTGATGCAACGCAGCATAGATACCAGAGCGGCTGATGGTTGCGCCGATTTTTCGCTGCGTGGTCATGTAAGTATCAAGCGCATTCTTTGCAGCCTGCTCAACCAGTTCGGTATCCGGCGAGTCGGTCAGATAGAGCGTGGCATCAACGGTGATATTTAATTTGGTTGCCGTAGTGACATCGACCGTGTCGCACAGCGGGCGAACGGTGTCAGCATTCAGCGCGTCATAGACAATCTGGGCAAGGTCGGTATAGCTGGCATCATCAATGGCCAACAGCACCACGCGTACCACGCCGGCAGCGGGAGAATAAATCTTGGCATCGGCAACACGGGCATTCGCAGACAGAGCGTGATAGCGATAAGCAGAGGTAGGGCCAGCAACGGATAGAGCGGCCAGCGATAACAGGCAGCGATTGCGTAGTTCGTCATCGGTCTCGCTGTCTTTTCGCTCCACATCGTAATCAGCAGCACGCACATCGAGATCATCACCGGTTGAATAGGTAAGGGTCGATGCCAGCAAGGCCAGATTTAATCTGGCGCGCCAAACCATCTCACGATAAGCCCATGTTTCCAGCAGTTTGGTGAGAGGCTCTGATTCCAGATTCAGCACGTCGCTGACATCCGGATATCGCTCAATCAGATCGGCTTTTATCTCCGTCAGCAGCACATCAAAATCAAGCGTTTCAACGGAAGCTGGCGCGGGCACCTGGCTTAAATCAATCATGATGAACCTCCTAGGTTAATGGCGACGCTGGTTTTCTCCCGGGTGCCGTCTTGTCGCTCAAAGCTGACATCAACAGTCAGGCTGCCATCTGATGAACCAGTTAACTCCATTGATGTCACTCTGACGCGGGGCTCCCACTTCAATATTGCCCATACTGTGGCTGACATCAGGCGCATGCGGGTTGCGCTATCCTGCGGCGATGCCATCAGCGTAAAAATCTCTGAACCATAGTCGCGGCGCATCACGCGTGTGCCAATCGGCGTGGTAAGAATGTCTTTGATTGACTGGCTGATATGCTCAGACTCATCAATCACTTTTCCTGTGGTTCGATTCATTCCTGTCCAGGTCATTCCTAGCCTCCAGCGAACACGCTGCCTGAGCCCGCAGCAACGGATGATCCGCAAGAGACGGGGTCACCAACGCGACCGAGCTGCTTACCATTCACGAATACAGAGCCTGAGCCAGATGCCAATGAACCGGCATGGCAAACCGGCACGTCATTGCAGTGCACAGCCCAGCCATCACCCTGACGATGTGCGGGAATGCCATTCACGAAAACATTGCCTGAGCCGCCAGTGCTTGGGCGTGGCGGCCAGGTGCCGTGGCCGGTGCAACTATCACCGAGTCGGGTTACTGCGGGCATTCACTGCGCTCCTGAGTTTTTCCGCGCCTGCGCTCCAATCCTGCAAAATTTGCAGGGTGTAGGTGGCAGAAACGGTGCGTTTATCGGATAGCGTTGCCGTAACGTTCAGCGTGAAATCACGGCTGGTGTCGTGGCTTGGCCTGAACTCGACGATATCCGCCGTGTCTGGTAGGTCGCCCCATGAGTGGATGCGGGCGATCGCATCGCCTTCCCGGTAATCGATAAAGTCAAAACCGAACAAACCAGTCAGGCTTTTGGCGCTAACAGTTAGCGCGCTTGCTGATGGCGTGAGTCGCAACACATCAACGGTTGGTATTGGCGAAATCGTGGCAGCATAGGCGGTCACTGTCGGGGCGATATCGGTGGGTAGTGCTGTCGCCGCCAGAGCAACAACGCATGAAATCGGGTAACTGATTGTGCCGGCTGTCTCTGGTAGAGAAAACAGCTTGCCGGGTGCTGGCGTCCATGTGGTGACGATGCTGACAAGGGCGGCCATCAGTTAAGGTCAATCCGTGAGCCGTTGAGCTTGACGCCACTGGCTGATAGCTCAATGGAGGAGCCGTTGCTTTCAATCACAACCTTGTCGCGATTCATGATCAGCGATGAACTATCAAGGTCGGCGCGTAACTGGTGAGCCTCAGGGTCATACTCAATCACGGTGCCATCGGGGTAGATGGTGCGGTCGCGTGTGGCGTGCGTGTCAGGAGGTGGATTCTGTTCGCTATAAAGCGCACAAAATACCAAGGCAGAAGAGAGGTCTCCACTGGGTGAAATCAGGATCACCTGCTCATCTTTGGCGGGTGCCCACCATGTTCTGGCCGAGCCAGCCCGCTGAGGGACCCAAGGCCGCCAGTTCGTAGTGATATCGCCAGTCTGGACGCGGCACACAGGCGGGTTCTGCTGAGTATCAATCTCAACCACCGTGCCAATGCGCACCATGTTTTCCAGCCTGCGGGTAAGTTCAACGATGCTTTCAGTATTCATGCCGCCAGTTTCCTGCATGGCGGCGTGGCGTAAAAAGGCGGGGAAGGGTGACAGCGTAAAGTCACCGCGAGAGGTGGTGAAAAAATAAAACCGGCACATGGCCGGTTGTTGATTATTTCGGAAGGTCGCCTGCCAACCAGGCTATCAATGACTGCCACCTTGATAGTGTCGTGTCATCTTCGCGTTGCAGTGAAATCGCAGCACGCTTGAATGCAGCATCACGCAGGCTGCCAATTTCCTGCTGGTCGTTCATTTGCAAACGCTGAAACTCGGCGTTTAAATCGTCAGTGCTAAGCGGCGAGCTGTTTGAGTGCAGGGCGGTGTAGCCCTTGGCCTGAATGTCATACAGCATGGCTGCCCTGCCTGGCTGCCAGACAAACGAAAATGCAGAGAGCATCGCGACCGATAAACCAAAAAACAGATTGCTGCCAAGGTCTGCGGCAACGGCAGAGCCGAATGCCAGCAAAAACAGATTCACCAATCGGTCAATTCTGTTTAGCAGGGTAGCCTGCATCTGGTTCAGAACGGCTGAATACCGAATGCTGAAAACGAGCGGATCTCTCTCCATAGTGGTTACCTCTGTGGCGGCTTTATCGGTGCAGTTGCAGCTCGGCATTGTCATTGAGTTTAATTGCGTTGCTCATCTGGCATCTCCCCTTGTTCGTTTGCGCCAACCAGTGCCAGTGCTTCCGCAACACTGGCGTTGACATCATTTGCACCGCGTTCTTCATCTGAAATCAGATCACCCAACTCATCGACTTTGGCGCTCAGGTCTTCTGACACCATGCGCAGCAGTGGCTCAAGGCGTTCAAGTTCAATCATACCGCCACGGTTTTCGCCGGTGCGCGGCTCGGCCAGCAGACGCAAGCCTTCCAGTGCGTTAGCACTTTGTTTCAGGGAAATCAGAGAATCCTGAAGGGAAACAATAAAGTGCTTGTTCATGCTGAAACCCCGCAGTAAATAAAAGGCGTGGGCTGGTGCGCAGAGCCGACGTCCATTCATGGCGGGTAATGGCTGGAAGTTTTTCTTCAGCGCACAGACTGACGAACTGCGGAATGTTGATTGCCAGTAAATGATTGCGGCTGTGGTTGAGTTGATAGCCTTTGGCTTCCAACATGGCGATACGTTCAAAGAACTTCGCAGCAACGGGGGTGACAGGGTGATCTGAGCCCATTAAATCTTCCATAGCGGAAACGAGGTCGTTGATGGTGTTTTGCAGGCGGCTGATTTTGGCAACGGGAATGGCCATACCACCCATGGCGGTGATGTCGTTCAGTTGCTCGGTGGTGAACCCAGCGCAGGCATTCACGCAAGCCACAATTCTTTTCGCGTCATCGTCTGAATAAACGGCGGCAAAATCGACATGGTCTTCTGTCACCAGTGTCAAAATTGAATCGTTATGTTTGGATACTGGAACCAATTTTTCTATAGAGTCGCCAGCGGCACAAAGGTGCCAAGGCTCTGGGGAATGCATGCTCATACCGCACCCCCTTGCGCTGGGGTGCGGCTCATGAATATCAGGGGTAAACCGGTTAAGCGTTCACGCGCTTCGGTTTCGGTGTTGGCAACAGCAGAGATAGTGCGAATTCGCTGAACATCAGCGATACGGCCACGAGTGGCGGCAATCAGAAACGTATAAATCATATTGAGAGTTCCATTGGTCGAGAACCAATGGCGGATCGGGTAGCCGCAAGTCAGTGCCGACCAACGGAATGGCACAGTGGGGGCGTTTTCTTTGGCTCCCGACCCATGCCCCCAAATATGATGCTGCAACCGCGTGAGGCGATTACTTTGGGAAGAGGGTACAAATTTTCCGTTTGTCTTTGCTGCTTGCGGGGGACTAATCCGCCAGCCTGCCCCAGTGACTAACCGGGACGCTTTTAGTGTTGCATAACCTTTCGCTATATGACAACCAAAATCATCGATTTTTTTGCACAATGTATCGCTTTTGATCACTTGATAACCAATTTCATCCGGAATTGCCCCACGCAAACCCGGCAACCATGTTGCTCTGCTCATTTGTTTCTCCGATTTTGGCACAAATCAAATTCCAGACGTCACCCATACCAGTCGGAGCGGTGCTGATTAACCATGACCATTCCACGTATGTGGATTTTTTGTCCACACTGGTAGCAAGCAAACGGCTGGTTAGGTAAAGGCTTGTAAAGCCGCTGCTATTATCTGATCTGATCTGATTTGAGTCTTAGAGTTGATCAAATCTATAAATGATTAGCAAGAAATTCCACAATTGTTGTTTCTATTTTGTTTTCTTCATCTTTGGTGATGCCGAGCAGTTGACGTTGCGGGTAATCGGCCTCGGTGCCGTGTTTGTTTACCCGATCGCGCAGACCAAACTGATGCACGCTGGCAATGCGGCTGGCGGCACCAATGAATTCCACCGTGGCTGCTGAGGTGCTGCTTTTGGCTTTCAGCCAGCGAGTGCGAATGAGTTTGCCAAACATCGCCTTTCTGATGCGCCCTTTGCGCTTACGGCCCAGTGTGGGTTGCGGTTTTCGTGCGGCATAGGCTGAGCCGTCTGGGTTCTGGTTGGCCTTGATGCGGGCCGCTTGCGATGCGCGCAGTTGTTTTGCTATCTGGCTGGCGAGCTTGCGCTGTGCCGCAGGGCTAGCTTTCTCGATAATCGATTGCAGCTCAGTCAGCAGTGGTTCGAGTTCATTCATAAATCAGCCCGTGGTCGCCGACCAGCACCTCAGTGCCTTGCACCAGCAGTTGCCAGGTAATACCGTCTGGCGCATCAAGCAGTGGCGGTTCTGGTAAGTGTTCGACTTTCACCACGCCGTTCTCGTCGGGGTAAACCTTCACGCGCTCGGTGAGGGCAAGAGTTAACTCGACATCCACCGTCTTGTTGTTGAGCTGTTCGGCCCGAAAGCGAAAACCATCGCGCCGGTCTGGGTTCATCAGTAGTTCGGGTTGGTTGTCACGGCACCATGCCAGCAGCGGCACAATGATACGATCGGCGTGCTCGGGGTAGTCGGTCACCACCACCACCAGATTGAACTGATATTCAAACGACAAATTCAACCCAGCGCCGGTGGCACAGATGCTGCCAGCTTCGACAAAAATATGCAGGGAATCGGGGTTGCGCTTGAGGTGCGGCACGGCGTTTTCCAGCAACTCGCGTACCTGATTGGGTTTGTTCATGGGGTCACCTGATCTGAAAAAGGGCGTTGCCGCCCTCGTGTTTACTTGGTGAAACTGTCTGGCAAGCAGAAGGTGATTAGCCCCGCCAAGCCAATGCCGATGGTCTGAATGTAACCGGTCAGCTCAGGTGAAACGTGCATGCCGAGGGCGGTTAAGCCCAGCGTCAGGCCCGACCAGGTTGATGGTTCTTTCAGGCGGCGCAGGCCGTATAAAACAAGGCCGTTTAACATGGTTTTAAGCATTTGTGCTCTCCTCTTCTGGCTGAAGTTCAGCCGTTTTATAAGTGGCGCTGAGCTGTTCGTAAGCGCGCGCCAGTTTGACGTCATAGAGGTTTTCTTTATGGGCCGGCCCGTTATACAGGCGGGCAAAGTCGGCCCATTTGCGTGACTGCAACGCCTTGAGCAAAGCGGTGTCGGTCAGAATGAATTTGCAGAAGGCCTGTAGTTGCTCGCCTTCCGATTCCTGCATATGCAGGCGAAATTCCTGTGCATCGGTGTAGCCAAGGCGTGCCCAGTGATAACCCATGATCTGGAACATGCCCCAGCTGCACGCTTCAATGGCGCTGGTTTCATCAATCTGAGCAGCAATAGCAAAGCGGGCGTATTCACTGGCACCTCCTGCATAACCGCCCCGGGCGGTGTTCACGATATTTGGCATGCGTTCAGCCAGTGCCTTTACTTCATCTTCCGGCTTACCGTTGGCGATCAGTTGCTTATGAAACACATGGCGCTCAAACAAGATCACCGGGCGGGCGTTCGCCCCAAAGCCATGACCATTACTCTCAACTTGTGCCACGGTGGCCACATCAGCCAGCGAGACTGAGAGCAGGGTGGCTGCGGCCAGTAAATCAGCCTGTGTCAGTGTGCGCGGGCTGTTTGCGCCCAGCAGTGCCAACTGCGTGCGTGGGCCTGCTTCACCCACGGCAGGCAGGTTGTTTTTCTGCTGAAAATCGACCACGGCCAATCGTGTGTTTTCACCAAACCAGCCATCGGCCACGATGTCATAGCCTTTGGCTTTCAGTTTGCGTTGCAGCTCGCGCACCTCTGCGCCCACTGAGCCGATTTTTAATGTTGTCATTTCAATATTCCCAATTAGTTAAGACTCGCCACGCATGACAGAGGAGTAGCGTTTTTCATAAATTCGCAGTGCTTCTGAGCCCATAAAGCCCGACATGCCGGTGAGAAACCCGCACAGCGGCAGCGGCGCTTTGAAATACCAGGTCAGCAGCAGTGTCAGCACGCCGACAAAGCCCGAGACAGCCATCTGAATAAACAGCTCGCCCCAGCGAAAGGCTCTGCCATGCTTCTGAAGAGCACGCAGATAGGCAACCACGCCACCCCATAGGCTTAGGGCAGCAAAGGCCATGTAAGTCAGCAGGCTGTAGTTCTGAGGGTCTTTTTCTGGCATGGGGCCACCTTCGTGCTCTTGTTATTGGTTAATCCCACAGGTTCACCAGCGTTTTGGTCTGCACGCTGTCGGCGGTGATCTGGTCTGGCAGGGTGAGCAAGGTGCCACCCGGCAATACCGGGCCGAGGGTGATCAGGTGTGGGTTGGTTTTCATGACTTGCTCTGTTACGCCGGCGGTGTAGCCGTAAATGCGGTAACAAATCGAGTCGATAGTGTCGCCCTGCACGCTGCGCACCTGCATCAGATCAGCTCCACGGTCACATGCGTGACACCAAGAATGTCGCGAATAGCGAAGCGGGCATCACGGTAGAGATCATCGGCGGTGACATCCAGTTGATCAGCTTGCTTGTTGCCTTCGGCTGTGCTGTCAAAGTTACGGTAACGCTCAATCAGATTGGCGTGGGCAGTGGCGTAAACAGCGCGGCGGTAACTGAATACCAGCACGCTCTCGTTGTTGATGGTTTCGGCTTCAACCTCTGCCAGTTTCTCGATACCGGCGTCTTGCTGTGCCTGCCGGAACGCTCTCAGATCGGCATTAACACTGGCAATGGCTGAGATAATGGCGTGTACCAGGCGGGCGTCAGTGACGGTGCCATCGATGCGCTGTGCCTCGCGCACGGTGTCGGGGGTGATGTCAGGCCAGAATGGGTGGCTGCTTATCGCCGCCGCAGTGTCAGTTGTGGTCTGGGCAACAGAGATGAATGACATAACATCCTCCGGAGTGGGCGGTGGTCGGGCATCAGAGGGGGTGAGTTCTCATCAGCCCGAGCCGCCCAGGTGCGTGGGTATTCGCTCGGTTAGCTTGCAGGCTCTTCTTCCTGCGCAGCAGGTGCATCGGCCTGTTCGGCAGGAGTTTCTTCCTGCGTGGCAGTGGCGTCTGCCTGCAGGTTGCTGTTCTGTTTTTTGATCTCGCGTTCGGTCTGTTCGATGATCTTCTTCACGCCGCACTTTTCATCCAATTCCAGCGCGCGTTTCAGGTAATCGACACAATCAGCGAGATTGCCGGCTTTGAGCAGGCCCAAACCATGTGCTTTCAGCAGCTTGGCTCTGACCTGGTCAAACATGTCCTCGTCCTGCGTAAGAGCAATCACGCGGGCAGTTAATTCGGGGTTAACCGGGTTTTGTGACTCAATGGCTTTGATAGACGTGTCTGCCGCTTCTTCGGCAATCAGGCATGCCGTGCTGCGCTCATAGCGGTCTGGCGTCTGCAAATCATGACGAATAGCATAGTCAGCAATTTGCAGCGCGCCTTCGATGTCGCCAGTGTCGATGCGCCAGATCATGATGGTCATCAATACGTCATCCTGTCGGCCTGAATCGCCTTCCAGAACGCCGTCGATATAGGCCACATAGTCAGGCAGTAGCGTGCGCTTCACCTCGATTTTCCGCTCAATACTCTGAATGGCTTTTAGGCGGCGGCGGTGCTCAGCCAGCTGCATCAGCATCAGTTCATACTGGTTGGCGCTCTTGGCGTCCATATCAGGGATATCCGCCACTCCGTGGGCGGCAATCACGCGCTGTCTATGTGCGCGAAACGGGCTCAAAGCCATGAGTCACTCCTTAATCCACGATCTCAATGTTTTCAATCAGCGCAGCGCCATCGTAGTCTTCAATGACATAGGCATCGTTGCTTGATTCGTAGTTCTCAACGCGGTCGCGTTTCGGATTATCAATCACCGCGCGGCGACGGGTGCCTTCCTGCCAGTAAATGGACAGGTTATCCAAGCGGGTGATCAGAATGGCGTTCGCTGGGAAGAATGGCGCTCGTACAGCTTGCAGGCCGCCGATGCGTTTCTGGCTGATGATCATGTCAGCCGCCATTTGCTCGGTTGGTGCCTGGTCTTTATTCAGTAGCGGGAAATATTTATCGTGCAGCAGGCTGCGGCCACAAATAACAACCAGCTCCGTGTCTTCCTGATACCAAGGGGCAATCAGGTTATTCACGGCGTCATACACCAGTGCGTCCAGTGTTTTAAAGCCATTGGCATCAGTGGCAGATGGGCCTACTTTGACCTTGCCAGAGGATGCTTCGACTTCTTTCACCCAGTTCTCTGGCGCATCTTCACGAATGTGTTGCAGCCAGCCTTTGTTCACATCTTGCAACAGCGGGTTAGCAGCGCGGTCAGAGTTCGCGGCGCGTGATGTGCCGTTAAAGCCGATGGTGATGCGGTCCAGCGCCTGACGACGAACAATCTGGTCGCGCAGGCGGGTCTGGAAGTCGGGGAATTTCGCCCACATGTCGATGGTGCCGTAACGAATGACAGTGTCGAAGTTGGTCTGCTTGCAGGCGTAAGTGTTTTTTGTCATCGCCAACGGATCAACCGGAACGCGGTCATTCGCGGTGGTGTCAGTGGTGCCGGCGATAGTGCCAGCAATACCAAGACCCAGTTTTTCGCCTTCCTGCTCGGTCACACCAACCATGTTGATGCGGTTCAGAAAGTCAGAGCTTTCCTGAATTTTGGTTTCCAGCGTCTGCTGCACAGTCGGCGAGATAGTAAATTTGACTGAGGAGTCCGCCACGCTGTTCAGGGTGGCGATATTACTCAGGTATGCGTTGAATGCGATACGGGATTCGTTGCGCATGCGGGTCTCCTTAACAATCCGTTAAAATGATATTGGCGTTTCCACCAGTGGCTGGCGGCAAATCATGACCAGCCGGTGACCCGTCCAGGCTAGCCTTCAATTGGGTGAATTCGGTTTTCTGCTGGTTCAGCTGTTGTTCAAGCTGCGCCAGACGGTTTTCTGTTTTTGCGGTGAATTGTTCGCGGGCCGTGCTCTCTTCAACAACGGCGCCAGCAACCGCTTCAACGGCTTTGGTGACGTCAGAGAATTCCGCTTTAGTCTTGTTTTGTGAGCCTTTCAGCAGCTCTGAAATGCGGGCAAAAAGACCCGGCTTTTCTTCCACATCTTCAAATTCCAATGTGGTTTCAACAGCAGCAGTGAATAAGTTTTCAGGTGCCTGTTTACGCGCCGCTAGCGGGTTAACAGCCGCTGCCGCGCTGAATGCCAGCATTTCTGTGCCGAGTGATGCCGGTGAATCGGTGACAGCCAGGCCAACCAGATAAGCACCACCAACCGCAGGAAAATCCGGCTGAATTTCAATCGAGGTGTAAACCTTTTGCTTGGCTTTGTTTAGTGCGATCAGGTCGGCTGTTGGCTCAATTTCAGCAAACAGCGCCAGCTTGCCTTTCAGTTCACCGTCGGCAATCTCTTCGGCTTTCACCGAGGTGACATCGCCATAAGCGCGGAATGGCGAATCGGGCAGGTAACCGCGCATGTGTTCCAGCCAGACGCGAGCGCCGTAAACGGTTGGATTAAAGCTTGCAGCCATCTGCTCAATGTCTGAGCGGTTGATCTTGCGGCCATCAGTGGTGTCGCCTTCAACGGCAACGCGAAAGTATTTGGATTTAGTTTTGCCTGCCATAACCGGCTCCCTTTTCTGTTGATATCGGCCATGTTCGGGAGGTCGGCTGGCAGGCGCAATTGTGGCGGGTGGTGACATCAGCAATGCACCGACAGCGCGATGCACGGCAATTGACCAGCTCGGCACAATGCTCGCATGAATACTGAAAGCCTCATCACACTCAGCCCTGACTTTGAGCCAAGAAACCAAGCCAGAGCACTCTACTGGCAGGGGTACAGGATCCGCAAAATTGCGGAGATACTGAACATCCCTGAGCCAACTATTGCCTCATGGAAAAAACGTGATGGATGGGATGACGCCAAGCCAATTGACCGGGTTGATGCGCTGTTAGAGGCGAGATTGGGGCAGCTCATCATGAAAGACGCCAAAGACGGGCGTGATTTCAAGGAAATTGACCTGCTGGGCCGGCAGATTGAGCGCATCGCTCGCGTCAATAAATACGCCAAGCCCGATGGCAAAGAAACCGACCTCAACCCGAAAATCTCCGCCAGAAATAGCGGGCCGAAGAAGCCACCCGAGAAGAACGCCATCAGCGATGAACAGCATGTCAAACTGGTTGATGCCTTCCTCGAATCGATGTTCGGTTATCAGAAACACTGGCACCAAGCGGGCCAACAGCACCGCATCCGGAATATTCTGAAGTCGCGCCAAATCGGGGCGACTTACTACTTCGCCCATGAGGCGTTTATTGATGCGATGGAAACCGGTCGTAATCAGATCTTTCTGTCAGCCAGCAAGGCGCAGGCGCATGTCTTTAAGCAATACATCCTGCAATTTGCTCGCGACATTGCCGATGTCGAGCTGAAAGGCGACCCGATCGTGCTACCAAACGGCGCGATACTCTACTTCCTTGGTACCAGCTCCCGCACCGCGCAGTCATATCATGGCAATTTGTACCTTGACGAATATTTCTGGATCCACAAATTCAAAGAGCTGCGCAAAGTGGCATCCGGTATGGCCATGCATAAAAAATGGCGTCAGACCTATTTTTCAACGCCATCGAGCATCACCCATGAGGCACATCAGTATTGGTCTGGCGCGCTGTATAACCGGGGGCGTGCGACTGCTGACCAGATAAAACTTGATCTAAGTCATACAAACTTAGAACGCGGCCGACTGTGTGACGATGGCCAGTGGCGCCAGATCATCACAGTAGAGGATGCAGTCAGGGGCGGCTGTGACCTGTTTGACCTTGACCAGATGCGCCTGGAATACAGCCCGGATGAATACCGCAACCTGCTGATGTGCGAGTTCATGGATGACACCATGTCGATATTCCCGATGCCCATGATGCAAAAATGTATGGTGGATAGCTGGGAGGTATGGGAAGACGTCAAACCGTTTGCTGCTCGCCCAGTGGGTTATCGCCCTGTCTGGGTAGGTTACGACCCGGCCAAAGGTGGGAATGGTGACAGCGCTGGCTGCGTGGTAGTGCTTCCGCCTATGGTTTCCGGTGGAAAATTCAAATTCCTGGAACGGCATCAATGGAAGGGTATGGACTTTGAAGCACAAGCTCGCTCTATCGAGGCAATGACCAAGCGCTATAACGTCGCGTACATCGGTGTTGATGTTACAGGGATTGGTGAGGGTGTTTATCAGCTTGTTAAAAAATTCTTTCCGGCTGTGCAGTCGTTCCAATACAACCCAGTGGTGAAAGGTCGCTTGGTGATGAAGGCTTATGATGTGATCAGCAAAGGAAGGGTCGAATTTGATGCCGGCTGGACCGACATGACCCAGGCATTCATGAGTATCCGCAAAACAATGACCAAAGGCGGCGGCGCACCGACTTATGAGGCGTCTCGCTCTGAAGAGGTAAGCCATGCCGACATCGCATGGGCCGCCATGCACGCACTATTCAATGAGCCGCTAGAGGGCGCAACATCAACAAATTCCAGCTTCGTGGAGATTTACTAAATGACAGAGACAACTGCCGTCGCAATACATGAGCCGGAAGTTATTCCTGCTTCGTCATCGGGAATAGAGGCATTTACGTTTGGTGAGCCAGCACCAGTGCTGAGCCAGCGCGAGATATTTGATTACCTCGAGGCGATGCACAATGGCCGATGGTATGAGCCGCCACTGTCGCCTTATGGGCTGGCCAAGGTTTACCGCGCTGCGGTTCATCATGCATCAGCCATCCAGGTGAAGCGCAATATCTTGCGGGCTTGCTTCATTCCGCATCGATTGCTCAACACGGAAACATTCTCGGCGCTGATGATGGACTTCCTGATTTTTGGCAATGGGTTTCTGCGCAGAAGAAAAAACCGGCTTGGTGGCACGCTGACCTTTGAACACCTGCCATCCAAATACACACGGGTCGGCGTTGATCTGAATTCGTTCTGGTGGGTACCGAACTGGTCAACGGCAGTGCAACTGCCCTCCGATGAGGTTTTCCATGTTAAGGAATACGATATCAACCAGCAGGTGTATGGCATTCCTGACTATACCGCGTCGATGAACTCCAGTTTGCTAAATGAGTCAGCCACGCTATTCCGCCGTAAATATTACGAGAATGGATCGCATGCCGGATACATCCTCTACCTGACAGACGCTCTACAGAACGAGGGAGATGTGGCGGCCATCAGAACGGCACTCAAGAATGCCAAAGGCCCGGGCAACTTCCGAAATCTGTTTCTGTATGCGCCTGGCGGCAACAAAGACGGCATCCGGTTAATTCCGGTGGCTGAAGTGGCGGCCAAAGATGATTTCCTGTCTATCAAAAACGTATCGAGAGATGACCAGCTGGCAGCGCATCGCGTGCCACCTCAACTGATGGGGGTGATGCCAAACAATACGGGTGGGTTCGGTGATGCTAACAAGGCGGCCCAGGTGTTTGATGCGACCGAACTGGAAAGCCTGCGCGCGCTGGCCATGTACCTAAATGATTGGGCTGGTGAAACGATCGTGCAGTTCAACCCATACGCTCTTGCCGCCGCATCACCTTCTTAACTACTGCAGATTGGTGAGCGACCTTGCCTCCGGAAATGGGGGCTTTTTTGTGCGAAAAATCCAGCAGTACACTGTCTTGCCGGTAATGCAACTGGTGATGTAGTCACTAGCGATGTAAGGGTATTCGATGCTTTCCTTCACCTGCCGACCAAGCTCTGCAACAGGCAGAGACTCCTGAAATATCCGCTGACACAAACCACCGAACGACTCTGGCTCAATGGCGATGACATCCGGGTCAGATGAATGATTCACATCATGCTTGACGCAAAGGATCCGGTAATACTCAAACAAATCGATAACATTGCTTGAGGCTTCGGTCTTCCTGGTGAAGTGTTCGATGTCTGGTGTGGTCTTACCGAGTGAATCATTGATATCACGCAACTGCGAATAGAGGTGATCACGAACTGCCGGGTTGTGCTGTTCTGACACTTCAACGCGCAATCGTCCTGCCAGGTTCTGCAAGTCAATGAACTCCGCCACTTTGCGAGGGTTGATGGCTACACCCTTCGTCCAGTAGTTGCTCAACGCTTGGAAACATTCGCGCTGATAGTCAACTAACCGATCCCGGATTGACTCCTTCACCTTGTTTGGGTTTATTGTCATGCCAGCCATGTATGTGTTTAATTGGGATTGTCGTGATCTCTCTTCGCTGTGTATCACCAGGGACCTGCGTTGTACTAAATGACAATGCAGGTCCAAGCACTGGGTGAGCTACTATCTTTTTGTATTGTCGAACCCACTCAATGCCAATGCCATCACAGACATCCTTCATGGCCACGTAGATTTCACCACCCTCTTTAATGGTCAGTATGTCTATATCATGGAACGGAACCCTTGCCACTTCTCTGCTCATCTCGCTCACCCCAATAAATACCAAACCCTTTCAGCGCAAGGCTTTCAGCCTGACACCACCGATGCCAATGGTACCACAACCATCCGCGCGCAATCGTGACCCCGCCGCGCCTGCCCGCTTAATGTGTCGCAAATCATGCGGGTGCATGAAAAGCCTGATTGGTGTCACCGCAGCGCCAGCGCTGGCCGCACGCAAAAAACAGGCCGCGTTAAAAATCATGCGGAATCATGCAGGAATGCACGATTTTCTGTGCAGCCTGCTGATTCTCATGGTGTTTTCGTTTTGTGTGGGGTGGGGCTTCGGAAAAAGGTAACATTTGACATGAACAACAAAATCTAGCTGTAAGTATATGATTTAATTGATCTTGGTTAATCACCTTTATGGGGTGATTTTTGGTAACTGTTTTTTATAAAAAAGGTAACGTTATTGATTTATAAGGTTTTTTTATTTAAATGAAATCACCTTTATAAAAGGTAATCTGATTACCTTTTTGTTACTAATTTAGTTACACTTTATGAAAATAAAATATCCTTATATATCAATATATTATTAATAATAATTAACTATAGTTACTAATGTTACCTTTTTCCGAAGCCCCCCCAGACATAAATTCCCTATATATAGAACCCATAAACCACACTCAATCGAATACTTTCATTATCTAATTCAATATCTGTTTAACTTCCTGTTTATATGTTCTGTTTTGGCTCTCTGGAAAAGCTCTTTTTTGCCCAAAGGTTTCTGAGTTCTGAGTGCTGGCCAACCAAAAAAAAGACCGCGCATAATGGCGGTCTCGGGGTTGGAATTTCTGTTATGCCTTCGGGTTTTCAAATAACCAGCAATAAGTTGGCTTCTCTGTAATGCAGCTGGTGATCAGTTCAGAACCACGCCACGGATATATAACACTGCGCTGAATTGGGCCAGCCAGATCCTTTATCTCTGGAAACTCTTCAGCTCGCGAAGTGCTAATTCACGAAAGCTAATTGGCTCAATTGCTATGCTGTTTTCATCATTTAAGTGATTGATATTAAATCGTTTACTGTGCGTTAGTAGGTTGTAAGCCTCAAAGAAAAAAGCGACATCGTCATTAGGTTCGTAGTTCTCTTCTACAAACGCATCAAGCGCTGGTGTGTCCCACCCAATTGATTGGTTCACCGTGGTTAGTTGCTGGTAAACATGCTCACGAACGTCGTGGTGTAATGGCGCTCTCAACTCATTTCGCAGTCTCGATGCCTCTTTTGAGAGGGCGATATAATCAAGCGCTTTCCTTGGGTTTATGGCAACACCTTGTACCCAATAATCATGCAAAACCTGAAAACATTCACGCTGAAATCTGATTATATTTTGTCTGATTTCTGGCTTAACCAAGCGGGTTTGGATGGTAAAAAGCCAGCCCTGCAGGTATTCGATGGGGAGTGTTATTATGTTTCTCGGTTGATCATCGCCAGATATCTGCGCCTGTATGGTAAAGGCGCAGGTCGAAAGCACGTCATGACGCATGATTCTTTGTCGTTTGATATCAGGTTCAGATCCTTCGGTGAACTCGCGCTCTGCCCATCGCCTGGCTTTCATTAACTTCATAGCTATGACTCACGCTGAAAAACCCAGCATTTGACAGTGAGAGGTCTCCGCTCTGCGCCTGGATACTTCTTATTAAACCAGTCATTAACCTGACTATTCACTGTTCGTATATCAACAAATTTTCTGTATCTACTGGTTTTCAATACGCGTTTTAGTTCAGTAATCGGTGGTATTTGTTGTCGGCGGTCTGCCGCAATCTGAATAAAATGGTTTAAGTTAACAGCTATCAACTCATTGTCTCTGCTGTGGTTAAGTTCTGGCGTGTCACCGCCATCCAGATAGTCAAATACATCCCAGAATTCCTGCACCATAGGATGGTCGGCATTCACGGCCAGTTGGCGCTCAATCGCCATTTTCATCAGCTCGCCCCTCGTTTCTTCTTGCTGTTCTGCATTGATGTCTGCAACAACAGACAAGCAGTCAACCAGCGCCATAAGCTGAGCGTGGTTTTTTATGATACGAACGTTTCGCAGATCAGGGTGGTTAGTCAGTTGTTGCTCATACATGGCAAATTTAATGTCAAATTGAGCCATTACTTCCTTTTCAGCCAGCGCCGCCTGCAGAATAAATCCACTAACACTTTCTGTTGGCATTCGCTCCAGCTCTTCAGCGGCAGCCTTCGTTTTTGCATTTTGGCTGCTTCGGTCGGTGTAAAGATGAATAATTCGCTGAAGTACCGCTTCTGATGCATTAACCTCGGCATTTTGAGCAATAACGATAGCCCCACGAAAAGGCGGCTCATAGGTTTCGTTGCCAGAATTTCTCAGGCCCCTCGCTCTTACTGACCGACCGTTATAGGCAGTTTTTAATTCATCCCAGTCAAAGCCACCTTTTTTCGCATCCTTGCCTTCCTGACCTCGATCGCCCTCAATGAGCACGACCGGTAAGTTAGACACTTGCGCAAAATTTCTTGCTCGAGCAGCTAGCGTTGATTTGCTAGGGTCAAACCCTTCGTAGTCTCTGCGCCCACTTAGCTTCCACATAAACTCAATAAGGGTCGACTTCCCACTTCCAGGCTCACCAACAATTTCCATGAACGGGTAGCTTTTTTGTTTTTCCCTGATTTGCTCAGCATAAAAAGAGCCAAACCAGAACGACAACGCAATGAATCCCTTGGCACTAAAGGCTGTCCATAACGTTCTTGACCAATTCTTATTTAGTTGCTTTAACTCGCTATTTACCTGCAGCGAAACTGATTGGTTTAAGCTCTTGACTGATAATTTACCAACATCAAAAAAGTCCTCTTCATTGAGCCGATGCATGACGCCATTCTTGACGGCCACATCATTGAAAACATAAGTCTGATGCTCCTTCGAATAGCCAATGAAATCGACAGTTTGAACCCGCTTGATGTTGAAAATCTGACGCTTGATAAACGAGTCGAGTTGCCCGCCAGTCCCCGTCCATACCGCACCTGGTGCAATGGCTAAAAGCCGTTTTTTGAACTCTGCCGCCGCGGCTATTTGCCCACCCGTGAATGTGTTTTTTACAGCTGCTCCATCATGCGGAAAGTTAACGCGAAAGTAATACCAGCTTTCATCGGTTAGCTCGTTCGCCTGGTAATAAAGCGCCTGAGGATTACAACTGCAGATTTCTTTGATAGTTCCCGATTCTTGCAGGGCCTTTGTCTTGATGTCTTCCTCCGAGAGGTTTTCATCTTCAGCCATTGTGTCAGCAATGTGGTTGAATGCCTTCATGTATCTATCAAAATCAAGCTTGAACCAGTAAAGACGGTTATCAAACACCAGGTCGAACTCATTCATAGTGGTGTGATTATGAATGAGCATGGCTTTTTCTGTCGGGCTGGACGCTATTAGCAGCTTTCCATAATAACGATAGGTATCAAGATCCTTTTTGCTTAGCCGTTCGCGCTGATGTAGTTCATTCCAGTCTAGCTTTACCTTCCCCTTGGGGGGCTGGGCCGCAGTGGCTTTCCAGCCATCCTCCCTTGCGCGTTTTACGAATTTTTTTGTGTACTTCTCACCAGCCAAACCATCATCCAGAGCAAATACCAGCGTAGGGCGATTATTCTCAGGTAGCAGATCAATTAACTGTTTTAGCGCTTGCTCGGGATAATTGTTACACGTCATCAACGACGCAGATTTAACACCGTTTTGCAGTAGAGATATAGCATCAAAAATACCCTCCGTTAGCCATAACTCATCTTTTGCTGTGAGTGATTCAAGGTTTATTGATGGCGGTATCCACCACATTCCCTGGTATGACCCACTGAAGTTGGCCTTCATTTTTCCAAATCGGGTGGGGCGGTCAATTAACCGCTCCCAGAACGCACCGTTAGGAAGAGTAAACCGAATTGTTGCGGTGCCTTGGTCAATTCGTGGGTTGTAATAGCTTTGCTGTGAATACCAACCATTGATGTGAGTTATGTCAAATCCGCGAGCGTCTCGCATGTATGCATCAGCTGCTGCATTTGGGTTTTGCGGTGTTGGCTGATATCTGTCTGACCAGCTTTCAAACAGCTCTGGGTATAGCTCTTTAATGTGGATTTCAGCGCCACACTTGTTGAGACGACCGCAGCGTAAAATCCATGGTTGTTCAGCGTTTGTGTAGAGTTCTTTTTTTCCGCATTCAGGGCAAACGCCTTGCCTTAAAAATTCTTTTCCCTCTTTAAAGGAAAAATCGTTTAGTAAGCGAGGATAGACCTCGCGATGTAAATCAGTATTCATGCCGCCGCCAGTTTTTTATTAATTTTCTGTTACTGATTGCTCAATGCCGTTTCTAATCCATGGCAGTTTTATCCGTTTACTTGGTATCGCAGATGGGCTGATTGTCCGCACAATTTGCTCAAGTGATATAAAAGTGTGACCACAATCAATGTTTGTGCACTGATATCGCAACTCCCTTGTTAGTTCTGACTGGTATTCTGTGCGCCGCGTGTGAGCGGGGCATCCGCAGTGAGGGCATCTAATCATGTTCTTTCTCCGTGCTCTTTTGCATTATTGGCCTGGCATTTGCGTTTTATATGATGTCAGTCCATGCAAATAAATTAATCGAACCATGCTGGCCTTTGATCTGGATTCGCGTTCAGCCATTACTGTGAGTTCATCCATTTCTCTGGCGGTTAAGCGCAGCATGACTGGCTTCTTGGTGAGCATCCCCTTTGGAGAGCGGGATTTGGTGAGGTGAGATTCTTTTAGTTTCATAATGGTATATTGTGTTTTATAGGATAACACAATAAACATACTCAAATATGTAGAGTTGTCAAGTTATTTTCAACAAACGTAGAGCGCGAAATCGTAAAATGTCTAGCATAGGAAAGAGACTGGAAGAGGTACGAAATCGGTTCGGACTGAACAAAACGGCGTTTGCTGCGATCGGTGGCGTTAGCACCACATCACAGACAAATTACGAGGAGAACCTTAGAAGCCCTGACTCTGATTATCTCGAAAAGATAGCGGCAGCTGGTGCGGATGTTCTCTATGTGATCACAGGAAGGGAAACCCCTCCGGGTGATTTAACGAACGATGAAATATTATTGGTTAATAATTACAGAGATGCACCTGAGAAGCGACGGGTCACGCTTCTCGCTGTTAGCTCTGCTTTTGCTGAGGCGGATAAATAGGAGGAAGTATGCCAGGGGTGAGTCAGATTGTTCAGCGCGATCTCTGTTCGCGCGATATACATATACGCTATATAAACAATATTGTAGAGATCGATATTGGTTTAAAAGGCTTGGCCTTTGTGATGACATATTTTTTCGAGCATGGAATTAACTCATGCCAGTTATCAAATAAAACACTCGTTGAAATATCAAAATTCACCCCACCAAAGGATTCTCGACTACTGAGAATTCAGTCATCAAATGTTAAAGGGTATGAAAGAATATATCATCATGTTTATTTCTATCTTAATGGTTCACCAGTAATTCTATTTAAATCATTGCCACCAATTTTTGATATATCAAAAATCGAATTTAAATACGATAACGATTTTAGGCTGGTTATTCAACCTGATGATGCAGATAGAATAATTCATGGTGATATTATTGAGGTAACACCATCATTAGTCTGATTCTGGTATTTCATCGATCATCACTTCGAACTCAATGGAGTTTGCATATCCGTTGTCATCGATCTGATGTGATACCCGTGTTATTAGCCAGCCGGCAGCATCGATGTCCGGCTTAAAACCCTTCACTGTAGCTGGTAATTCTGGGATCAATTCAGGAATTCCCTTTGCCAGTGAAATAGAGAACTCAGCTACGCCCCGTTGCAGCCTACTCCATTCCGCCAGCGCTGCCCTTTGCGCGTTTGCTTTCGATGCATACAGGTGGCGCAAAACCTTTACATTCTCATCAGATCCAACCAGCAAGTTCTTGTCAGTCGCATTTACCTTAACGTTAGACGGTGTTGTTGCAGTCGTTTGCTGAGTGGTTTTCTTTTTTCTTCTGACTTTAACGGATTTTTTCTTAGCTGTTGCATGATCGTGCCAGTTCGCAACAACCCCCGTGTAAGCCTCACGGTCAGCTACCGCAAACCGATGCCTGTCCCCCGACTTTCTTGAGATGACAACTGGCGCTAGTTTTACCCCACTTGCTGTCATGCCAAGCCCTTTTTTTACGAAAATAAGGTGACCATCTTTAACCGTTGAAATGGCATCAAACTGTTTTGAAAGCCTGGTGAGAAATGAAGCATCTGATTCACACTGCTGGTCAATGTGGTCAATTAATTCAGAGGAAAGCGAATCGCTTATAATCGGTTTTAATTCATTATCCGTTGCGATAGCGCTGACAATATCCTTAATTGTTTTCTGATGATAACTGCATTCCTTTTGAACCTGCATTTTTGACCTAAGATCGGCTGATTTTCCCCTGACAAAAATAACATCAGGTGCTCCAGAATATTCTATTTCGTCAACGGTATAGGAACCTTTGTCAATTAGCGCAGAACCAGACCAACCAATAAACGCCCTTATTTTTTCACCGCGCCTTGGCAAATCAAGCAGGCCATCGCTGTCATCAAGCTGTATTTCAATTGTGTCTGCCTCAAAGCCTCTGTTATCAGTAATTGAGATTGATATAAGCCTGTTTTTGAATCGACTGCTAACATCTGTACTTCCAATGGTGATAATAAAGTCAGGCGTTGGCTCATTATCAAGTACGGCACCGTTTTTTAAGAAATTCATGACATCAGATGCACCCCTCATAAAATACCACCAAGCAGGCCACCAACATTGAGATCGCTAATGTTTAGCAGGCCAAGAATACCCCTGTCAGTATCATCTTTTCGTTTCAGCTCGACACTAAACTCTATTTTCCTTGCCGCGCCATCACTAAAGAATTCTGTCTTTGTTGTTGTCATATCCTCGATTGTGAATATTCCGTAATACTGGCCAGACCCATCAATAAGTGGATACGCTTTACCTGTGTCAGCCATCTTTCTTAACAAATCCAAGGAAACTCTTCCGCCCGTTATCTCGGGAACGAGCGTGCCAGATAGCGTCATTGTCTCGTCACCGGGGCCAATAAACTGCGATGATGGCCGCGCCCCGACGCGACTGTTTGTTGGGTGTCGCCAGGTGATGTGATGCTGTTGGTTTTGGTATGGGATAGTGTGCAAATTAAACACAAAATAACCAACCGCCATCATCGGGCTATAAGAGCCAAGGCTTTTGTTAAACAAAAACTCTGTCAGCATCGCTATTACTCCCTGTCATACAGTTTTGCGCGATCTCTCGCCTTTGCAGTTGCAGCTGCGCGCTCAATTTCACTGCGCACAGCATCCCGCATCTTTCTTAAGATTGCGTTTTCATCCAGCCCTTTTTCATGACTAAAGGAGACCTGCATTGGAATAGTGATATTGATCCCTCCACTGGCCTGGCGAATAACCGGGGTGGGTTTTGTCGTTACCACTCCATCTGGCTGGTTGATTTGCGCAGGCTGAACCTTCTCGCTGATAACGCGATTGGCATCA